TCGTAACATTCCCGAAGATTTGATAGTTCGTGGTATTCAACCCAATGATGGTCACATCAAATCCCGCAGGCACATTCAACTGTATGCTGCTGTTAGAGTTGCCATCAGAGAATACTGAACTCACCTCGTTACCATCCGTATCTAAAAAAGTAACGCCACCAATATAAAAATTAGTGTTACCGGGAGTAACAATAAGCGCGTCCGTAGCATCAGCAGCGCCACCAGCGTAAACAAACCTAAAAACAGATCCAGCAATAGGAGCCGGAAGCGTATAAGTATTATCTTGACCACCGTCTGGAACCAGTAGAATCCTGCCGCTGTGGGTCGCGTTGGTTAAAGTTACGTTGCCGTCCGATAGACTAACAGGTCCATCGCCAAGCGTAGCAATTTCGGTAAAAGCGCCTGTTGAAGCATTTTTACTGACGGTTTTGAAGGTGCTTTCAGATCGGACCGCACCCGAAAAAGTCGTATTAGCCATTGTGATCTCCTGTCTTGGCTAGTGTCAGACGCGGTATGCGCCTGTCAGGGATGTTTTGAATATACACAAAAAAGAAAGGGGCAACAATGTGCCCCTTCTTTTCGATAAGTTTTCTCAAACTTATGCACCCGGAGTGCCGATAACGGATCTCCAGTCAGATACGCCAAAGGAGTATCTTTCGCGCGCTTTGAAGCGCATGTTGCCCGTATCAAAGTCGCCTTCCATGGCAGTCTTGATTGGGGTGCGTTGGAATAGCTTGAAGCCATTCGGCGCGTCCGTCTTGACAAAAAACGCGTCTGTGTCAGTCAGGAAGTGGTTTACGACCGCTCCTTCAGGCAGCATGCCCATAGACTTCAGTGCGTTGGTGTCATTGTCCGCAGTGCCGGGACGCAGATTCGAGTTCAGAACTCTTTCCGCGATGAACTGCAATTCTTTCGGAATGATCAGTTTCATGCCGCGAACAGCAATCTTCAATCCACGCTCATCAGTGAAACCTGCGATATCAATCAACATCTGCTCAAGAGACGTTTCATTCAAATCGGAGGCGACTGCCAAAACGTTGGATTGATCACCCGAAATAGACGGGTGGTCCGATGCACACAAAGCCGAACCGTCACCGATAGGGTTGCTAGTGCTGAACGCATTGTTCAGTACGCTAGCCGCACGGATCTGTTTGGTTTGTGACATGGAACGCGCCAGCGCACGAGTGTATCGTGCTGCCAGTCTATCATAGAGATTATCTTCGATAGCTTCCTCGGTGATAGAAAAAGCCAAAGCGATTGTCTCGTGCGAATATCGTGCAGTGTATGTTTCCTGCGCTTGGTCGAACGAAATCGCTCCGCCTTCTGATTTCACAGGGGCAGTGCCGAAGCCTGAAAGCATGACTTCTTCTTCAAACGCGCGGTCTGAAGTTTCTTCGTCGTAGATTTCAGCGTGTTCCTGATCGTATCGATCATACTCAAGCCCGAACAATGCATTTAGTCCGGGTTCTAGCTCTTTCGCTAATTGTGCGCGAGTAATAGCCATTTAGATTCTCCCGTTAAATGCCAGTCGTCGTGGCAGTGGTTTGTGAATCGAAACGCGCATTCGGAGAGTTGTAGTGTGCATTAATGCGCACGATCAACGGTATACCAGCAGCAGCAAAATCACTGTTCGCGTCGTCGTCGACGATACCCATGATTTTCAGCGGCAGAGTAGCCGTTGTGGCGATTGATGACACGGACAACGCTGAATTAGAGCGTCCGGTATCTGTGCTGCCCGTGCGAGCAGACGTTCCGAGACTAGCGTTCGCAAAAACGCCCGCCAGAGCCGTAGCCCTGTTGGTCGTTGAAGCGTCCGTAGCGACTTGGAAAGTTTGCATCGGATTATCAGCAACGAGAGCTTTGACAGGAAAATTCGTGTCTACACTCACGCTGTTTGATCCGGGCCAGTAATTACTGAAAACAGGCTTCTTTGAAACGGAATCCATGTATTCAACACCCATCAACACGCCCAGCGCGGCAGTGGTACCGCCTGCTGTATCGCCTGCTTGATCAATAACGCCCGCCGCAAGCGGTATTACAAGGCCATATTGAAAAATAGCGTTCGTGTTGTCGCTGGCAATCTCATATTGAGTGATGCCGGTTGAATTAGCGGAAGCCCCTACCAATCCGATAGGACGAAGCCCGTAAGCGGTTTCTTGATTTGCCATAATATGCTCCTAAAAGCTTACTTACGAGGACCACCAAAAGTTACACGGGATTGACGTTCTGGTTTGTCAATCACCATAGTTGAGTGTGCATTCTCGCGTAGAACATCCGTTTCGATGGCTTCAATCTGGTCAGAGTGCTTTCTTTCGAAATATTCTGTCCGTTCTGCAACCGTTTCGAGCGGTATCCGCGCAAGAAGCAGTCCGCCTACTCCAAACACGCCTTCAAACTTCCCTGATTCAACAACTGGTGCCTCAAAATCTGGGTACTCATCGCGACGAACAAGTTCATACCCTTCCCGTAAACGAGAAGATATGTTGGTGCGGTCTTCAAATCCCCGTACCTCTGCGCGTATCCAACGATGCTTGTACCCCTCTGGCGCAGGGGGCGCGTCTAATTTAGACGGTGGACTCCACGGCTTTCTTCTGGCCTGTGCAGCCCGTGATGATTTAGCGCGGGAAGTTCTCTTGATAGCATCAATCTCATCTTGTTGATTATCCGTCATTGTTCTTCCTTCACGTATTTTGCGTACTCTTCGAGTGGCACTCCCAATCTTTTGGCAATCGTTACTTGGCTCGGGGAGAGACGAACCTTCTTGCCGCGTCCTGAAGTAGATCTGCCACGAGATACACCCGCTACAGCCTGCCCAGAACGATTATTTCTTGGCGCTTCGTCCGTTTGATCTGCGAATCTATGCGGAAAAGCGTCTTTCATACGAGAATCTAGCGCATCATAGTAGTCATTACTAGAGGGATCAAACCCCTCTTCTTGCACTAGTTTTTTGTGAATACCAAACGCTGCGAACGTCATGGCATCGTCCGTGCCGAACCATTCATTCTTTGATGCCCAATCCTCTGCTTTTGGATCGGGTGCTGGTACAGAGGGCGCAGGAACGTATTGCTGCTGCTCTTGAGGTTGTGATTGCGCGTATGCCTCTTGCTGCGCAGCCTGTGCTTCTCTTTGAGCTTTTGCTTGAGCATGTTTATCTGCGGCGATGCTTAATTGAGCGATGCGCTCTTGCGCTGCCATCTGTCGGTCAACATCCCCGGTCTCAATCGCAGTGCGTAAATCTTCTTTTGCGCGTGTCTGCTCCGAAACAACGCGGCTACCGTACTCATTCAGATAATTTTGATCTAAATTCTGAAGACGTTGCTTTACCGTGTTGTTTTCGTTCTGAATTGTTTGTGCGTATCGCAACGCTTCTTCCCGCTCACGCTCGGCTTCTTTCGCTCGTTTAGTAAGCTGGTTGATGCGCTTTTGTACGCTCTGGCTGTATTTTTCGTGCTCGTCCTCTTCCTCAACTTGTGCGGTTTGAGGCCGTGTTTCTTCGGTTTCTGAGGGCGAATCTATTTCGACCTCTTGCGCTTCTTCGTTGAACTCTAGGTCTATTTGGCCATCATCTGGCTCGTGAGCAGCTTTCACCTCACTCATGTGCATGTCCCTCAGTTATGGTGTAAATCGTCAGGATCAAGAATTGTGGCCAAAATCTCGTCATCATTGAGAATCCTGACCTCGCTGCCAAATCTGGCTGCGTCTTCATCATTCAGGCGGAACCTAGAACCGGCATAACGCGCGAAAATCACCCATTCACGCTCCCGGCACCATGGTCCGTTTGGGTATTTGTCCTCCCCTTTGTACGCATCTGGTCCCAAACGTAAGACATATCCCACGTTTGTTTGAATGGCATCTTCCTCCAGCGTTTTGGTATTCAATAAAATACCGCCTTTGCTCTTGTTAGAGCCACGAAACGGCAAAATCAACACACGCCAGCCGGTGGGCTGGGGTAGTCGATCAATTACAGATGCGTCAATCAAGGTAGGGTCGAGAACGCGCTCCTGTTCAGGAACGTATGCCTTGGCGATATCCAAGGACTTTTTTGCATCAGTCATCCATTGATTCCTGTCTGTCTAGCATTTCAGAGAGTTCAACAAGCATGTAATCGCAGTTACGCACTTCGCCGAGACACTCCCTGTAATGTTCCATATCTTTTATCCCGCCTTCCGTCATCAATAACGAAATTTGAGCCTTGCGATCTAGCAGCGTCTTGCGAACAAACTGCACAATATCGATACCGTCCAATATAAATCCTAGTTATCTGACGATATCCGATATTGTCGCTTCTTCTCAGCGGGAAAGCAACGCATCAGGCGTTGGTAAAACGAGATCCTCGCAAAGCAGCACCCATACCACGCTTAGTGCCGGTGGTAACCTTTGCAAACATCGTGTCTGGTGTAGCTTCTTCGACTGCCGACGCGTAAGGAATGCTGCCCTGTCCTTCGATATCAGCCTTGTTTACGGGGGTGGGTGGCTCTTTGGGAGTCACGCCGTTGACTTTTACTCTGCTCATAAATCACCTCTTTGTTGTTGCTTGAGAAGCTCTCGCTGCAAGCCAGCATCGATTCGTGCCGCTGTTTGATTTTCTTGGCTTTGTAGCCTTTGCTGGAACTGAGCTTCACGCTGCGCAAGTTTTTGGCGTTCTAGCTCTAGCTCTTGTTGCTCCATAGCCATGTCGTTTTGCTCTTGCTGCGACTTCAACTGCAGTTCTTGTTGCTTCAATTGTATCAACGGATCTGGTCCTTGCTGCGGTTGTCCGGCTTGCTGGACTTGCTGACCGAGTTGCACGACCTGCTGCATAATCGTCGCTACGTTTTGAGCAACCAAAGACTGAAGCTCTACGTTGTCCGCTGGATTGACCATCGCTACATTCGGGTTTTGCTGCATGAAAACCTGTTCCGCCTGTTCCTCTGCCATGATTTGCACGTGGTTTAGGATGTGTTTTTGTATGGCTGCGACGACTTGTGGCAAAGAAGAGGCGATACCGCCAGTCACAAATATCAAGTGTGCCTGTATATGCGCCATATGGTTTTGGCCCCGGAATGCCTGTAGAGCCACATTGTTCAGCGCATCCATGTTTTCTTGCGCAGGGTCTTTTGGTGCGATGTCTCCGGGCGTATCTGCCCGTAAAATCATATCACTGTTTTTTACTCCCAAAGCGTCGTATACACGCCGATACACCTCTGGAATGTTGTGTATCTCAGGGGCCTGCATAGCCATTTGTAGCTCAGTTTGCGCAAGCGCGATGCGTTGGCTTTGAGAGAAAATATTGGGGTCCGAAACAGGTATGACATCGATTTTTTCGTCGAAGTCTTGAGCTTTTACTGCCGCTTCTGCACCGGGCACCTCGTAAGGATAAACAGGAGGCAGGCTTTCCGACATCACGCGAGCGAGAATCTTAAATTCAATCTTCATCGCGTAGTGCAATCGTTTATGGACGGCGCTCATAACCCGAGTGCCCTGCTCGATCATCGCGATAGTTGTGCCGACAGCCGCGTTCGGATTGGCGTCGCCGACTTTCATGTCAGTGATCGTGGCAAACCGTTGCCCTGCGTCCACCACAAAGCCCAGTAGCTGAAACAAAGTCCCATCCGGTCCTTTGAACGGCAGCGGCATCAAGCTATCCCTGATCTGACCGCCGGGCGCGTCAACGTCCCTGAACTCGCCGGGCTGTAAAGGAGAGTCGTCATCTCTGATCCGAAGGCCGCGAGCCTTGAAACCTGCAGGTAAATTAGAAAGCGTGCCCGCATCAATCAGTTGACGGAGGGCCGCAGTAGCGGTTCGGGACAACCCGCCTATAGTATGGATCAAACCCAGACCGTAGAAGCCGAATCCCGGTAGGAACTTGTAATGCACAAAGTATTGAATCTTGTTTGTCAGCGGATCGTTTTCTTCGTAGTTACGACGGATCGATAAAACTTTGTTGTTTTCTTCGCTGATTGTGACGATATACGGCACCTTGATGCCGGTTTCCTCGCCTTTTTCGTCCTTGTCTTCGTAACCCGGCAGATCTAAATCCGCATGAAACTCCAGCAGCGTGCAGTCATAATCAATATTGGATGCGCTGACGCCCTCGATGTAGTCCGTCTCCTCCGAAATACTGTCAGCACCGGGCTGAGTCGGCAAAACGGGTATATCGCGATAAAAGCCAGACACCTGCTGCTTGCGCAGATCGTTCATCGATATACGCACGACGTGCGTGATACAAGGACATGTTTGCAGGTCTGATGTCTCGTAAGGAACCACCAGATGCTCTGCAGGCACAAACTTGCTCACAGGACGCCCCAAAGAGTCGTCGAAATATACTTTCTTGAACGTGCTGCCTGCCAGAGGCAAGTTGAAAAGCATCTGATCAAACTCTGGCGTGTATTCTTCCATCACGTTTGTGATGTAATAATTCATAAAGTTTTTGACGCGACTGGCTTGCTCTGCTTTGGCCGTAGTCTGAGTGCCGAGGACCGCTGTCCGCACAGGACCGTCTGCAGGCAACAACTCATTGAAGGCTTGCGCTTGGAACTGCACCGCCGCTTCAGCGAGCAAGGGGTGAGTAACCCCTGTAGCGCCCCTGAAAGGCTCTGTGCGCTCTTCGTAGTTGAAACCCAGAAGTTCTAGGCCACTGGAGTAAGCCTCTTCCCAGTCGTGTCTAGAAGCCTTGTTCGCGGTGTATTGATCCATCAAATCATTTGCGACGACCGCAAGTTCTGCGTCATCCATGAATTCGGCAAGATTGTCAAAAAAATCGTCCTTACGATCCTTGTTACGCAGAGGATCAAAGTCAAAAGTCACGCCGCCATCTTCATCTTGCGTGATTTCGATACCCTCGATGCGCATCGCCTCATTTGTTTCGAGACCGTTTGGTAACGCCTCTACCTCGACGGCTAATAACTCCGCTTCATCTAGATTCATGCCCTCCCTGTCCATTAAGGAAACTGGGGGTCTATCGCCATTTGCCATAATTTTTTCCTACATGCCTGCGGGGTTTACGTTGATGTCCGGCAAAATAGGATCGAGGGGAGGTAACCCTCGTCGCCTTCGGTCGGCATTTACGTCCCGAAGTTCCTCAACGGTGTATCCATACTGAGCCGCAATCGCCTCTTCGCCCTGTCGGCTCAAGTAAACGTTTATGTCGTTGTTTCGGGCAGCTTCTTGTGCTGCATAATAATCCTCTACAGGTCCGTATTTCTGCTCCCATGCGAGCAAACGAGCGTTATAAATGGTCTGCGGACCTATGCCCCCGCTGGGCCTTTGAGGCGGAGGTTCAGGATAAAATCTCGTTCCAGAAGTGATGCCACTAGTCGAGGTGCTGCCTGCCGTAGTTTCCTGCTCTTGAGCTTCGTCCATCATTGGGTCGGGCGGCACGTAGTCCTCCACCGGCCCATAGAGACGCTCATAATTGGCAATTGCCTCAGCAAATTCTAGGCGACCATAGCTGCCCGTCGAATAATCACTGGATTGCGGTGGAGGCGGCGCTTGTTCAGGCGTTTTTGGGGGCCTAGCAAAACGCAGACTTAAAAACGGCATTTCATTGGCCGGTCTTGGCCGATAAATCGGCATCTGATACTCGCCTTCCACGGCGTCAGCAAAAGGGTCCCCGGTAGGAGCAATATTCATCCCTTGCGTGGTCGCATAACCGCCCGTTTGTGGCGTAATTTGATCTGCAATCCCAAAGTCGACGGTTTCACCAGACAGCATAACCGGGTCAGGAAGCGCCGGTGTCTCAGCTATTGGAGGTGGTGTAAACATCGGTTCTGTTGGCACCGTGACCTGTGTCGGTGGGGGTGGTGTATAAACAGGAGGCGGCAACGGACCTTGGTCTATTGGTGGCAACGGAACTGGATCTATTGGTGGCAACGGCACTGGATCTATCGGCGGGAGCGGATCTGGTTCAATTGGCGGTG